TACAATCCCCATTCTATTAGTAGCCTCTTTAGCACTTACTAGCGTTGCTAAAGCTGGTGATGTTTATGCGGTTTGGGTACCTAAAGGTGTTATTACTATGGACGTAGTTAAACAAGACGGCCAAGGGAGTTCAGGTACTTGGCTGTGTAAGTCCTTAAAGGCCTGTTATACTAAAGTACTAGAGGCAGAAGAAAGAGGTGCCACAGAGTACTGCGAGACTATTACTATCAAGAGGGATGGAGTGCCCGTATGGCATAGAGACTACAACTCCCCCTACTGGGTAGCACTGCAGAATACTAGTAGTATGGAATTCCCTACGAGAGGTAGACAGTGGGAGCATTAAGTCAGCACTTTGAGGAACTAGAAGAGAAACATAAAGAGGCAGTAATAGCTCTAGAAGTTAGAATCTTAGACCTAGAAGCTGAGTTATCAAACCTCAAAAGCCGTTACGATTCTCTATGTGGGAAAGTTAGGAAAAACGCTAATGATGCTAGAAACTACTCGGAAGGGGATAACTTTTTAAGAAGTTATGCAGCAACTTGGAAGTAGGTATGTTCGAAGTATTAATAGGGTTATACATGATGTGGGTAGTATGGCTGGTAGCATCCACCGTAGATATAGTGGATGTTATTACGGGGGGTAGACGTAGAAAACGTGTTAAAGTAAATAGAGGTTAGCTTAAAAAATATCTTGACAGTCTGTTGAAACTTCTGTATAATATACATTATAAAGAATCGAAAAAGGAAAATAAGAAATGAAAGAGATAAATTTTCAGTATAAGAAGACCCCTAGCGAAGTAACTCTGAGAAAAGCTTTTGTGCTACAACAGCCTACCAATAATTACTTTACTTTAGACACAACGGAACTAAACTTTGAGGAGCAGAAGGAGTTAGAGGAAGGTTTGCAAATGCTTCAACAAAACATCGACGAAGCATTTGCTAGCAGGACAGCCTGGGTTAAAGAGCACGGGTTTGGCTCCTACTATAGAAGCTTTAACCAAGAAAAGATGAGTATATTTAGAGATTAACGCTATCTCTTCGTACGGCTAATGAAAACCTTATAAGTATTTTTGACATAAAATAAAATAAAACTTGACAAATTGGTTAAACTTTAGTATAATATATATTCTGAAATCGAGAGATTAAGCAGAAAATCGATAAATAACAATTAAATATAGGATAGAATAAGATGGCATGGGATGACGAAAAGAAAGCACAAGCAGTAGCAATGTATGAAGGGGCTAACCCGACTCCGGAAAACTCAATGGAAGTTGTAAAGGATTTAGCAGATGAATTAGACGAGTCACCAAACGGTGTAAGAATGATTCTAACTAAAGCAGGAGTTTATATCAAGAAGGCAGCCTCTAGTAAGAGTGCTAGTGGTGGTACTGCTTCAAAGCGTGTATCTAAAGCAGACAGTCAAGATGAATTGATCTCTGCAATTACAGATGCAGGACAGACAGCGGACGAAGATATTATTACTAAGTTATCAGGCAAAGCCTGTCTGTATATGGCTAGTGTAATTAAGAAAATTAACGGCTAAATAATAAAGTTACTGGAGGCTGCTCCAGTTTCTTTTTCTAATAGGAGATAACGTATGGCACGAGGTGGTATTAAATCTAAGGAAGGCGAGAAGCTAGACGAAGTTAACGTACAGTATGTAATCGGCCTATTAGAAAAGGAGACAAAACCTATAACCAAGAAAGAAGCGTGTTCTATACTTCGTATAGCATACAATACTACTAGGTTAACTAAGATTGTCGAGAACCATAAGGAACAACAAGCAACGTACGCCCGTCTTAGGGCAAAGAAGCGAGGGAAGCCTGCATCTGACATAGAGGTCAGTAGTATAATCGAGTATTATATTAAAGGAGACTCTATGGTAGACATCTCGAAATCTTTGTTCAGGAGCGTCGCCTTTGTAAAGGGTATTTTGGAAAGGTATAACGTTCCGAAACGCTCTACATCAACGGACTATTTCAGCCCAGAGTTGCTCCCCGATGAAGCTCTTTCCGAAGACTTCGACAAGGGTGAAGTAGTATGGTCTGCTAGGTATAATACCGTTGCGACAGTAGAAAGCTTTCTGCCTTTGAACAGTATTCATGGCAAATGTTATAGAATATGGATAAAGGGTAGTCGTGCAAGATACGCGTCACAACCTTGGTATGAACTCGGCAAACTATCACACTTAAACAACCTAGGAGTAAAAATTTAGTGGATAGAAAAGTTCTAGAAAGTAAGATGGCATCATTCGGTGATGCTGTAGTAACCTACAGAAGTAAAGTTAGTAAGAAGTTAAAGTACAATGTGTGTACCTCTAACTTTGATAATAGCTATATACAAGATAAACGTAACGTAGTTAAAGTTAGTGATGACTGTATACTACTTTTCTGTTGGGATACAAATAGTTATAGACAAATAAACGTACAGGATATCACTGGAGTACAACCTCTAGGGGCCTCCTTACGAAACCAGAGAAAATACTAGATGAATGAAGTAGATAGCAACGATGTCTACGAGAGAATAATTTACGAAAATCCAGATAAAGAGACACAGTATCGAGTAGTTGTATCAACTTTTCGAGAGATAGAATATATACATATCAGGAAGTATTATTTAGACTTTGAAGGGGAGTACATGCCAACTAAAGAAGGCGTATGTTTCCCATTTGAACTAACTAATGTTTCCAACTTATTCGCAGCATTAGTAGAGATACTTTCACTAGCTGAGTCTAAAAGTGAGATACTAGAACATTTTGAAGAACAGATAAGAGACTTATACCCTAATGACAATTAAACTATTAAAACAAGCTAGTAAAGCATACTATGAAGGCACTCCAATCATGTCAGATGATGAATTTGACAGGCTTGCTGACACCCATAAGTGGGAAGATATAGGTTACAGCCCTGATTCAAGGGAGCCTCATATCTTCCCACTTTTTTCTCTCCAAAAGGTTTTCTTAGGGGAGGACGTAGCTCCAGAGTACGGAACTAAAGTTATTGAAACCCCTAAATTAGATGGTGCCGCCATCTCCTTATACTATAAAGGAGGTAACCTAGTTAGAGTGCTAACTAGAGGAGACGGTAAAGAAGGTATCAATGTTACCGGCAAGTTCAAAGCCAGCAACATTGTCCCTTTAACCATCAATAACTTTGGGGAGGTCCAAATAACTGGTGAAATAGTAGCCCCGAAAGAAATAGCTAATGCTAGGAACTACGCTGCTGGTGCTTTGAACTTAAAAGAAGCATCGGAGTTTATGAAACGTGAGTTAACATTCATCGCTTATAATGTACAGCCTTGCTTTAGTGATACGTACTCTAATGATATGTATTTACTAGAAGCTTTAGGGTTTAACGTAGTTACTAAAGAGTCTTGGAGCCAGTTCCCCGAAGATGGTAGAGTATTTAGAGTAGACTCTAATGAATCGTTCGAAGACCTAGGGTTCACTGCCCACCACCCAAGAGGAGCATTTGCTTTAAAAACTCGAGAACAGGGAGTCGTAACTACTCTATTAGACGTAGTATGGCAGACCGGTAAGAGTGGTAAAGTAACTCCTGTTGCTCTTTTAGAGCCTGTTTACATCGAAGAAGCTAAGGTATCACGAGCTACTTTGAACAACATGGCTTATATAGAAGAACTCAACTTAGAGATAGGTTGTGAAGTGGAAGTTATCAGAGCTGGAAAAATTATACCCTGTGTAATTTCCAGAGTCTCTTAGACATTCTAAAAAATAAGACTTGACATTATGGTCAATTGTTAGTATAATATATATTCAAAAGTGAGAAATAGATATGCAATTTAAGAAAATAGTTGCTCCTACTACGTGTCCTTCATGTAGTTCCGAGTTAGAGATAGTTAAAGATCAATTATTCTGTCGCAGTAAAGATTGTTCCGCCCAATCAACAAAAAAGGTAGAACATTTTGCTAAGACATTGAAGATCAAAGGCCTAGGGCCAAAGACTATTGATAAACTAGAGTTGAATAGCATCCCCGATATCTACGCTATCTCACCTGATGTAATAAATGCCGTAATTGGGGATAAGCTGGGTGACAAGCTGTTTAGCAAAATAGAAGAGAGTAAACAAGCTGACCTAACTACCCTAATCGCGGCATTTTCTATCCCATTAATCGGTAGCACTGCTGCTAGTAAATTGTCTAAAGTAATTACTCATATAGAGGACATTGACTTAGACTACTGCTCAAAAGCAGGACTAGGACCTAAAGCGTGTGACAGTTTAATGGCCTGGATGTACTCTGACTACTATGGAGAACTTGAATCATTACCCTTTGATTTCAAAGTCTCTGAAGTATCAGAAGTCTCTCCAGTAGAAACCAACGGTAAAAGTGTTTGCATCACCGGTAAACTACTAAATTACAAGAATAGAACCTTGGCAGGTGCTTACTTAGAGTCTTTAGGATATTCAATTATGAAATCCGTTACAAAAAAGACAGATTATTTAGTAGATGAAGAAGGCAAACAATCAAGCAAACGTACCAAAGCAGAGAGCTATGGTACACCTATTGTAAATATAAAAGATTTAATTTAAGGAAAATATAAAATGGCAAATTCAATCCCAAAGTGGACAGACGAACGCACAGACACATTAACAAACCTAGTAGGCTCAGAGTCTCCAGTAACTCAAGCTATGGTATCTTCTACAGCGACAGCTTTAGACACTACTACTCGCTCAGTTAGCTCAAAGCTACGTAAGATGGGTTTTGATGTAGAACTAGCATCTGCATCACACACAAAAGCATTTTCAGATTCTGAAGAAGCTACTTTACGTTCATTCGTAGAAGACAACAGCGGTTCTTACACTTACGCTGACATCGCTGGTTCATTCTCAGACGGTAAATACTCAGCTAAGAGCATCCAAGGAAAGTTACTTTCTATGGAACTAACTGCACACGTTAAGCCTACTGAGAAGCCAGTAACTGTACGTACTTACACTGAAGCTGAAGAAGCTACTTTCTTAGAAATGGTTAGCAATAACGCATTCGTAGAAGAAATCGCTGATGCGTTAGGTAAGTCAATCAATTCTGTACGTGGTAAAGCATTGTCTTTCTTACGTAACGGTGACATTTCTGCTATTCCAGCACAGAAAGAGTCTCGTGCTGCATCTAAAGTAGACGCATTAGACGCTATCGGTGACATCACTAGCATGACTATTGAGCAAATCGCTGAGTCTATCGACAAGACTGCTCGTGGTGTAAAAACTATGCTTACTCGTCGTGGCTTGACTTGTTCAAACTACGATGGTGCTAAGAAAGCAGCTAAAAACGCAGCTAAAGCCTAAGTACTAAAGGTATAGTTAGTTTAGGGCGGGTTTAGGAATCCTAATCTCGCCCATTTTTTTGTCTGGAGAATTTTTATGTTAATCAAAGCAGCTTTTCACGACCTGGATAGTTTTACCTCGCATGAGGCTATCAGACGTGCACAAGACTTATTGGGGGAGTTTACTGAAGTAAAAGCCTTCCCTAGTTCTACAGACCCCTGGGACAACATTTACTTTGCCATCCAAGAAGTCATAACAACTGACCAACTAGACCTCATATTTGACGAAGGCCCTTTATACCCCGAAAAGGTAAAAGAACTAAGGGCCCTTGTATTGAGTAAGTTAGAAAGTGAGTTGGACGAGGTTATAAAAGATAACGAACAGAAGGTTAAGTAATGGATATCGGAGCGGTTGTTCTACACAAATTGTTAGAAGAACAAAGCCTCGAAGGGTGGTCTAGGTTACGAAGTGAATTTTTTGATGCTTCATTTAAGTCCGTTTATACGGCAATAAATAAGTATTATAAGGCACGCAATGAGATACCTAGTTTCGAAGACTTAGGTGTTAAAGTCAGAAACCCTAAGCTAGAAAAAGATGTAGCTTCTTTAGAGCTTTTAGAAGTTCCAGAGATAGACCTTGATCTAGCTATTGATGCTTTAATCGATCAATTTGCACAAAATTCAACATTAGATATGCTTGATGACTATATCAAGGATATTACCATGATGGATGTTGAAGAGATAAAGTCTGGGATATCCGAAATCGCACTGAAGTTGGATGAAAAGACTCAGACTAATGAAATGGTAGCAACCATGGATAGTATTAGCTTGTTTCAAGAAGCGGCAGATACTGAACATACTTGCTTCCCTATCGGTATTAATAATACCTTTGATAGCAAAAATGGCGGACTATACCGAGAAGATCTAATATTACTTGGTGGTAAAAGAGGTTCTGGTAAGTCTCTAGTAAGTGCCAACATGGTGGCTAACCAGTATGCTATGGGGAACACGGCAATATTCTTTACTATTGAGATGACGGCAATGGAAACATTCCACCGTATCAGTAGTATGTTATCGGGAGTGTCCTACTCTCAGATAAGAAAGAATGCACTCGAGAAAGAGGAAGAGTTCGCCCTAGCTAAGATGCGTGCTGATATGTTCTTAGGAACGGAAGAAGTATACAATGACTTCCTAGAACATAGAGACCCCGTAAGGCTGGAAAAACACCTAATAAAAGATTGCAAACTAAAACCAGATAACCAAATTATTATTGTGGATGACAGGTCTCTGTCTCTGACTAGTATTGATTTACAAATACAGAAAGCTAAGGCACAGTTTGGAGACAAACTAACTTTAGTAGTTGTAGATTATGTAAACCAAGTAGAGACAGGTATAGGCAAGGATTTGTATGATTGGCAGTCACAAATCTTTGCAAGTAAGAAACTAAAAGAGTATGCTAGAAAGTATGAAGTAGCAATTGTTAGCCCGTATCAAATTGATGATTCAGGTGCTACACGATTTGCTAAAGGACTACTAGATAGCCCGGATATGGCATTCTTAATTGATGCACACTCTAAAGAGGACAAGGCTGTAACGTTCACCTCTACTAAAGTTAGAAGTGGACCAGACCTTGAATTTACAAGTATAATGAATTGGGACAACTTAAGACTAGGCCCTCAAGACACTGCGAAACCCGCAGAAAAGAAAAGTATAAAGGACGGCACTAGAAAAATAGGTCAACAACCAAAACCAGAGGACAGCGATTTAGTATAATGGATGTAGAACAGTTATTAAATGAACGTAAAATAGAGTTTAGACCTAAGGGTCAAGACTTCGTGGTAAGGTGTTTAAACCCCGAGCATGAGGACAATAATCCTTCTATGCATATCGATAAACTAAGTGGTGCATATAACTGCTTTAGTTGTGGGTTTAAAGGGAATGTTTTTAAATACTATAACGTTGATAGAGACTGGCAAGACCTACGAGTTAAAAAGTTACAGAGAGCAATCACAAAGATACGACAAGAAGCTAACGGGCTGCCAATGCCCGCAGGCTTCGTCCCTTACAACAGGGATTTTAGGGGTATTAGGAAAGAGATTCTAAGAGAGTATAATGCGTTTACGCATAAAGACCACGAAGATAGAATTATCTTTCCTATCCCCGACATTACCGGCAAGGTACGAGCGTTTATTGGTAGATACATAAATAGTGACGCTCACCCCCGGTACCTAATTTTCCCAAAAGGGGCAGATTTACCCCTTTTCCCTTCCAAGGTACAGCCTATTAACGGCAGTGTAATACTTGTAGAAGGATCGTTAGACGCTCTTAATCTAATCAGTGGAGGCCTTGTAAATGCAACCGCTGTGTTAGGAGCTAATAACATAGATAAAGAGAAACTAGAAAGTCTAAGATTTTTAGGTGTTAGAAAAATATATATTATGTTCGATGCAGATGATGCAGGAAGAAAGGCAGCCGCAAGAGCTGAAGAGGTATTAGAACAGATATTCATAATAGAACAATTAGCATTACCAGAAGGCTTAGACCCTGGAGACCTGTCTATAGAGGACATAAAATCAATCAAGGAGGAATTATATGAAAGTAGCGATAGTTGATAAGCACCCCACAAACGTAAATTATTCAAAGCATTTTACGTTTGAATTTGAGGTATTTCACTTATCTTCAACAAAGACAAAGAAGCTGTTGAAGAAGGATGTAGACTTAGAATTTAATGCCGAGGAGTTTGACCTAGTAATATTAATAGGTTCTGAAGCTTCTAAGTTCATTGGAGGGATCACCTCCGTAACAGAGTTTGCAGGGCATTTAGTGGAGGATAAATTCGTGCCAATGATTAACCCAGCAATGTTAAGTTTCAAGCCTGAAGCCAAGCCGCATTTTGATAAAGCTATTGAGAAAGTAGAAGGGTATGTTGCAGGCGTTAAGCCTCCTACAGTTACAGGAGACTTTGAGGGTATCACAGAAGAGGAAAGAGCAAATGAATATTTGGAAGAGATATTGGCAGACAACTCAATTCGGCACATTGCGTGCGATACGGAGACATCTTCTCTCTATCCAAGGGACGGTTATGTACTGGGTATTAGTATTACACATAAAAGTAAGCAGGGCGTATATATCTCGACTGAATGCGTCAGCGAGAAGACTGAAAAACTGCTGCAAGCTATATTTTCCAGTAGACTAGTAGTATTTCACAACGCTAAGTTTGACTTGAAGATGTTGCAGTATCACTTCAATTTCAAGTTCCCTAAAGTATCTGATACAATGCTGATGCACTATTTATTAGATGAAACTCAAGGCACGCACGGACTAAAAGCCCTAGCCATGAAGTTCACGGACTATGGGGACTATGACAGAGCCTTAGATGAGTTTAGAACAAACTACTGTAAACAGAACGGCATTTTAAAGGGAGAGTTCTCTTATGACTTAATTCCTTTCGATATCCTTGCAGAATATGCAGCAATCGATACCGCAGTTACATACGACCTATACACATTATTCAGTAAGAAGCTACTATCTAATAAAGCCCTTACTAAAGTATATAAAGAACTGATGGTTCCAGGAATGTTGTTCTTAACAGATGTGGAGGAGAACGGAGTTCCCTTCGACATAGGTAGACTAAAGAAAGTTCAAGCATTAATGGAAGTTGAAGTGCAAACTGCTAAAGACGAGCTGTACAAGCACGATGCAGTACACACTTTTGAAAAAGAGCAAGGCAAAGTATTCAACCCTAATAGTACTCAACAGTTAAGAGTACTGTTATTTGACTACCTTGGGTTGACCCCTACAGGGAAGTTAACAGGGACGGGAGCCGCAAGTACAGATGCAGAGGTTCTAAAGAAATTAGCAGAGGAACACCCTATCCCTGGAGTCCTTCTTAACATTAGACAGAAGTCTAAAATTAAGAATACTTACTTAGATAAGATTATCCCTGCCTTAGATAAGGATAGCAGAATTAGAACAGGTTTTAACTTAACCTCCACTACTTCTGGGAGACTGTCTAGTTCTGGCAAGATTAATATGCAACAGTTGCCTAGAGATAACGCAGCTGTTAAAGGGTGTATTAAAGCAACTCCAGGTTACAAGATAATTCAGCAGGATTTAGCAACTGCAGAGGTATATGTTGCTGCTATCTTATCTGGGGACAAAAACTTACAAAACGTATTTAAAAGTGGCGGCGACTTACACTCTACTATTGCAAAAATGGTATTTCAATTGAAAGAACCTGCAAGTGAGGTCAAAGAAAAGAACCCTACCGCTAGACAGGCTGCTAAAGCTATTACTTTTGGTATTATGTACGGGTCTGGGCCTGCTAAAGTTGCAGAAACAGTTACTAAAGAGAGTGGTAAACCCTTTTCGGTACAAAAAGCAAAAGACACTATTGCCAAGTACTTCGATACGTTCAGTAGTCTAAGAAGCTGGCTACAGATGTCCAAAGAAGATATTGAGGCCAATGGGTACATATATAGCATCTTTGGCAGAAAGCGTAGACTCTCCAATGTATTCAGTTCTGATAAGGGAGTAGCTTCTCATGAAGTTAGGAGTGGGATTAACTTTCTTATCCAATCAGTTGCATCAGACATTAACTTATATGCAGGTATTGAACTAAACACATGGATTAAAGAGAATAATTATGATGCTAAAATCATCGCTCTCGTGCATGACTCATTAGTGTTGGAAATTAAAGAGGATCAAGTAGACGTAGTATGTGAAAAAATGGCTGAGTTAACTCAAATGGATAGAGGGTGTACAATTCCCGGAAAACCTGTTGGAGTGGACCTAGACGTAGGGGAGGACTACAGCTTTGGAAAATTTGAGAAGCAATACCCTGACATGGTCTGACATAACATACCCAATATTCCCCCTAGCAGGCACAGTAGAAGGCTTCTACAAAGAAGAGGATATTTTGTTCGCTAAAGATGATCGCGGTTATAGGATATTAGACGACACTACCTTAGAGGGGAACTCTTTAGGCGTAAGAAGGCTAAAGATCAAGGCAGATAGAAAGAGTATATACCCTTTAAAGAGGAAGATAGATACTTTTATAGACTTAGTGAAGTATTCCGCTAAATCTAAGTTATATCTAGATTATACAGGAAAACCTTTCAAGTATAAGAAAACCCGGTATGTTAGCTTAGTCTACAAACCTATTAACTTTAGAAAGTATGTAGATGGCAAAGGTACCTTGTTTACAGCAAAGGGTGTTAACAATTGGTTTGAAGTACCTGCTATAGTAGGTCCCGAGATTCCTTTTGTTATTTTATTAAAGATAGACCAATCATACGTATTGTATGGTTTGAGCAACACAAAAGGGTTAGATACTAGGAGAATGATATGACGACTACGTTTGATAAGAAAGCTGTTGTTTCGAACAGAATATATCTAAAAGCTGATAAAGCACTGCAGGATAAACTCAATGACGAGTTAACATATATTATTCCCACATACGGAATAGACCAACCTCCTTTAGTTATAAAAAACATAGGTAGAATCAACAAGGACTTAGTAAGCATCCCTGTTGGAAGGAGGGATCTGGTACCTGAGGACTACGAAATTATAGATAAAACTTTGCTTGCGCCGATGACCATGCCGAAGTTTAAGTTCGAATTACGTGCGAGTCAACAAGATGTATACGACAAGGTAACAGGCAATACAATTATTAATGCCCCTCCTAGTTGGGGAAAGACATTCACTGCTTTAGCTATAGTTGCAAAGTTAGCCCAAAAAACATTAATAGTAGTACATACTATTGCTTTGAGAGACCAGTGGGTTAAAGAAATTGAGTATACTATGGGGTTTAAGCCCGGTATTATAGGTAGCGGTAAGCTGGAGTTAGACCCACCTATAGTAGTAGGGAACGTGCAGACTTTAACTAAGAAAGTGCCCGATATAAGAGACTTATTTGGAACAATCGTGTTGGACGAAATGCACCACGTGTCCTCCCCTACTTTTGCTAAGATTGTAGACAAGTTGCCTGCAAGATACAAGATAGGGCTTAGTGGTACTTTGAAGCGAAAGGACGGTAAGCACGTGGTGTTCAATGATTATTTTGGGTACGATGTACATATACCCCCAAAAGAGAACTATATGGTTCCTAGGATTGCTACGGTTAGATCAGATATAAGATTCCCAGACGGAGCAAGAACTCCCTGGGCAAAACGAGTTAATGTAGTAGCTTATGATCCTAACTACCAAAGCTTGATAGCACAGATAGCTTCAGTATATGCAGCTAAAGGGCATAAAGTCCTAGTTGTAAGTGATAGAGTACAGTTTCTAAAAAACTGTGCAGAATTAACAGGAGATAGAGCAATATGCGTAACAGGAGAACTACCACATGAACTTAGGGAAGGAGAGCTTCAGAAAATTAAAGATGACGAGGCAGACGTATTATACGGAACTCAGAGTATTTTTTGCGAAGGTATTTCGCTTAATGAGTTATCTGTTCTTATTCTTGGGACTCCTATCAATAATGAACCACTTCTTATTCAGCTAATAGGAAGAGTTATAAGAAAGCAGGAAGGTAAGTTACAACCTGTGGTAGTAGATATCCATTTAAAAGGGAAAACAGCTACAGCACAAGCGAGTGCTCGAATGGGAGTTTATATCTCAGAAGGGTACGAAATAAAAAATTATACTTGACAATTATGTTAAACTTTAGTATAATATATATTCCAAATCAGAGGAGTTTCAATGATTTTTTTCAATTGGGAAACAATGAGCTTAATGGCCCAAGGTGACCCTAGAAACATTATTATAATGGTAGCAAGGCTTACTTACAATCTAACGTGTCACAGTCGTGATAGAAGTAAAGACAAACTTTACAAAGTAGATTTAAGAGGAGATAGCTACTTGTTAGAACCGGAACTACTCTTGAGGAACGAGAAAGGCGTCTCTATGAAGTACTTAGCAGAGTATGTAGGATTAGCTAGTTATAGAAGGTATATAGACTACCAGATGGCTAATGACTCTACACTCTCAGTTTTGCACACTCATATGGATCGAGAAAAAATAGAAAATAACCCCTTACTATACGTAAGGAATGATAAAATACACTTCAAATTAGAGGAACACTAGAAAAATGGCAATTACATTTAAGAACGTAACAGGAAAAGCAAAGAAATCATCAGCAGAAGCATACACATACAAAGAAGGCGACAATACAGTACGCATGGTAGGAGACATCTTACCAAGATATGTATACTGGACTACAACAACAGACAATAAGAGAGTTCCTATGGAGTGCTTAGCATTTGATAGAGAACAAGAAAGATTTGCCAACTTAGAGAAAGACTGGGTGCAACATCACTTCCCAGAGATGAAGTGTTCTTGGGCGTATGCAGTGCAAGTTGTAGACGAAGGCAAGCTTAAGGTACTAAACCTTAAAAAGAAATTATTTGAACAAATTCTTACAGCAGCGGAAGACTTAGGCGATCCAACAGACCCAGTAACAGGTTGGGATGTTAGATTTAAGAAAGTTAAAACTGGACCACTACCTTTCAATGTAGAGTACACTCTACAAGTACTGAAGTGTAAAGTTCGTGAACTTTCAGAGGACGAAAAGACAGCTGTCGAAGCATTGAAGCCTATTGACGAAATCATCCGTAGACCTTCAGCTGATGATCAAAAGACCTTCATTGAGCAGAACATCTTAGAAGGAGGCTCTACAGAGGTGCCTTCTGAGGTAGCTGAGGAAGTTAAGGACCTACTGTAATAATATAGAATTAAAGCCCCTAGGTAATTAACCTTAGGGGCTTTTTTTGGCTTGGAGAAACAACATAATGAAAATACTATTTTCAGCAGACTGGCATTTAAAGTTAGGTCAGAAGAACGTCCCCGTTACTTGGGCGACTAACAGATACGATTTGCTATTTAAAGAAATATATAAGCTAGAAAAAACTGTGGACTTACACATTATAGGCGGAGATCTGTTTGACAGGTTACCTACCTTAGATGAGTTAAGTCTATACTTTAAGTTTATAAAAGGTGTTAGTATACCTACACTAATTTACCCTGGAAACCACGAGGCGTTAAAGAAGAATACATCTTTCTTTACTAACTTGAAAGAGGTTACTGCGGCTGTAAATGACAAAGTTACTATTATAGATGACTACCATAAGATAGATAATATGGACTTTATACCTTACACTAAACTAAAGGAATTTGATCCAGAAGACTTCTCAGGGGATGTTCTGTTCACCCATGTTAGAGGGGAGATCCCGCCACATGTACAACCAGAAATAGACCTTGATACCTTAGCAGGTTGGGATCTAGTAATAGCAGGTGACCTACACTCTCACGAGAATTCACAGAAAAACATTATATACCCTGGTAGTCCAGTTACTACTTCATTCCATAGAAATCCTGTGGATACTGGTGTACTATTGTTTGATAATGAGACAATGAAAAGCTCTTTTATGAAGCTAAAGCTGCCTCAGCTTATTAGACAGACGGTTGCTTCACCAGAGCAGATGAAAAAGACAAACTATAACCATACTATATATGAGTTAGAGGGCGACTTGACTGAGCTGGCTAAGGTAGATGGAGATACGGAGTTGTTAGATAAGAAACTCGTTAAACGTAAGTCAGAGGCTGCCCTAATACTGGGTAGTGATATGACTATAGAGGAAGAGCTGTCTGAGTACTTACAATATATTGTAGGACTTAATACTAGCAAAACCAAAGAAGTACTAGGAGTATTCAATGATTATACTTAAAGAATTAAAATGGAGTAATTGCTTCAGTTATGGAGAGGACAACACTCTAGATTTAGAGAAAGATATACTTACTCAATTAGTTGGAACTAATGGAGCAGGTAAAAGTTCGATTCCTATCATCATAGAGGAAGCTCTATTTAATAAGAACTCGAAAGGGGTGAAGAAAGCAGATATACTAAACAGGCATAATGGTGCGAAAAGTTATAGTATTGCCTTACACTTTACAACTGATGGAGTATCCTACATAGTAGATATTCACAGAGCGGCTAACTTAAAAGTGCTTTTAACAGCTGATGGAGAAGACATCTCTTCGCACACTGCTACTGGTACATTTAAGACACTTGAATCGGTATTGGGCTTAGACTTTAAAACATTCTCACAATTAGTGTACCAGAGTACTACAAGCTCTTTGCAGTTTTTAACTGCCACAGATACTAATAGAAAGAAGTTCTTAATTGAGCTGCTAAACTTAGAAAGGTATATTGGCCTATTTGATGTATTTAAAGATGCACATAAGGAGTCCGCTGAAACTCTTAGCGAGATTAGAGGGGAGATCAATACTATAGAACAGTGGCTCGTACAACATAAGTTAAGCTCTTTAGAGAAGCGAGCAATAGAAAAGCTGCCAGATATGCCTACAGATGAGTTAGACGAGTTAGCCAGCCTACAGCTAAGATTAAGGAATATCGCTAAAACCAATAGGGATATATCTCAAAATGAGCAGTACAAAGCTTTATTAGGAAGAATAGACGCAGGGCAGCTAACTGAAGTAGTAGAGGCACCCGAAGACCCTAAAGACATTAACGCAGAGGTTGGGGCGCTTACCTCAGAAAGAAATCAAGCTAAAGCTGTTCTTACTAAACTGAACAGCTTAGAAGGAGTTGCTAAGTGCCCAACTTGCTTGCAAGAAATAGATGACGAGTTCAAACAAGAATTAATAGTTGAAGCGAGCTCATCTGTTAAAAGCAAGCTGGCTCAAATGAGTAAGCTAACCGAGGCTCTAAAAGGTATTCGTACTCAATCTCAGAGATTTGAGGAACATAAGACAGTTGTGGCAGAGTTTGAAAGACTCTCCACTTTGATAGACAAGGATATACCTGCCAAGCTAGAAGATGAGGCGGATATTGTCTCGAGTATTACGGAAGTACAGAACTCTATACAAGAGGTACAGGCTCTAATTTCTTCGATAGAAAAGGCTAATATAGCTGCTACTAAACATAATACCGAACTTGAGTACGTATCAAAGCAGATAGAAGAGTTTAAGGCTTCACTAGAGAAAAAGACGGTTAAGTTAAAGAACATTAATAATGAGGCCGCTAACTTAGAAGTGCTAAAGAAGTCATTTAGTACTAATGGTCTAGTAGCGTACAAAATAGAAAACTTAGTAAAAGACTTAGAGGAAATAGCTAATGTATACTTATCCGAGTTATCAGATGGGCGCTTCCAGCTTACCTTTGAAGTTACTAATGATAAGTTAAATGTTATCATTTCAGACAATGGGGATACTATACAAATTCTTGCTTTAAGTTCTGGTGAACTTGCTCGAGTTAATACAGCTACTCTACTTGCAATTAGAAAACTAATGGCTACACTATCTAAGTCTAAAATCAATATGCTATTCTTAGACGAAGTTATCAACGTGCTAGATGACGCGGGTAGAGAGAAGTTGATTGAGACTTTATTAAAAGAAGTAAATTTAAACACTTTCCTTGTATCCCACGGGTACACACACCCATTACTAGCTAAAGTTAATGTGGTGAAAGAGAAAGACACATCGAGGTTAGACTAATGGAAAAGACAACAGCAAATAAAGCGGCAGCTATGGTTAAGAGGTTCCCTCTTGTACACGTAGTATGGCATAAAAAAGATTGCCCTGTATGTGAGCATTTTATCCCAGACTTGGAAGAATTGTCTGAACTTCTACCTAATTGGAGATTCTTCAAGGTAGACGCAGATGAACATAAAGAGCTTACAGAAACTGTACTATGGGAGCCAACAGCGTTCCCTATCTCCTATCTATTTGTAGAAGGGCAGAGAAAGTTTGTAGCTATAGGAGCTGCCCCTATGGAGGCTATTTTAGATACTCATAACAGTATAGAGAACGGTACTTGGAAGACTCCAGAAGAAGTGGAACAGGAGCAAATTGATGCCAGTAGCGAACAAGAGTAAAGCTAAAGGTACTAGGGCCGAAGCAGCAGCCTGCGTAGTTCTTAGAAAATACACAGGCTGGAACTGGGAGAGAATACCTCTTTCGGGTGCCTTGGATGCTAAACACGGCTTGAAAGGGGATATATACATCCCTAAAGAATTGATGAAATACTCAGTTGAGATAAAGCATTACAAAGATGACCACCTAACCAGTAAGATGTTGACGGGTAAAACCCCTCAAATACAGGAGTGGTGGAACCAAACATTAAGAGAGCAAGAAGAGAATGAAGTAGAAAACCCTTTACTAATATTTAAATTTGATAGAAGCAAGTGGTTTTGTGCCTTCCTAGAAGAGCCTGTAAACGACTACCGTCACTTTTACTATTCAGAGGGGTACTACCTCGCTCTACTTGAAGATTATTTAACAGACAGAACAAAAGAGGATTGGGTATGGCAAAGAGTTTCAAGGAAATAATAGCGGGGGATGACGATACCATCCTGGTTCTAGACGCTTTAAATTTAGCATTTAGATATAAACACCAGAAAAAACGTCACTATGCAGAGGACTACCTAAACACAGTACACTCCTTAGCACATTCGTATAAAGCAAGTGAAGTAATTATAGTGTGTGATAAAGGCTCTTCTTCATACAGAAAAGCTATTCTACCCGATTATAAGGGTAATCGTAAGGCAAAGTATGAGAAGCAGACAGAACAAGAAGCAGCAGAGTTTGCACTATTTCTAGAAGACTTCGAAGAGACTGTGAAGTTACTAGAGCAACACTTTAAAGTATTTAGGTATCAAGGAGTGGAGGCAGACGATATAGCCGCGTATATTACTCAAGTATCTAATAAAAAGATATGGCTAATATCTTCTGATAAGGACTGGGATTTACTAATAAATGATAAGGTAAGTAGGTTTTCATATGTGACTAGAAAAGAAATAACAAAGGAGAATTGGAATGAGCATTACGATGTTACAATTGATGATTATATTAGTTTTAAGTGCCTCACTGGGGATGCTGGCGACAACGTTCCTGGGGTCAAAGGGGTGGGGCCTAAACGTGCCGTCGGTCTTATTGAGCAGTATGGTTCTGCTTTTGACATTGCTGATGCTCTACCCTTGGATAGTAAATACAAGTTTATTCAATCCTTGAACGACTTTGGAGCGGAAGCTATCTACAAGAATTACGAGTTAATGGACTTGCTAACTTATAGTGCTGAAGCAATCGGAGCCGAGAATACTTTAGAAATCGATAGTTATTTCAAAAAATAGTCCTTATAAAAATTTAGGTAAATGACTTACACCAATAGGCGATTATAATGAGTAAAACAATAAGAAAAAAGAACTACCCACTTGACACGATTGGAATTATCGGATACGGTATGGTGGGTAAGGCCGTGGAGTACGGGTTCCCAAACTGTAAACATTTAATATCGGATCCGGCGTATAACAATACGTCTGCTACCGATGTATGCAACGGTAGACCTTCAGTTATTTTTATTGCTGTTCCTACCCTTACCGATGACAAAGGTAAGATCGAACATCAGATATTAGATAATACTTTAGAT